GTTTAACGGGGATGACTGCATGTTCGCAGGAGACGAATCTTTCTTCCACTTGTGGGAGAGAGTTACATCTTCCTTCGGACTTGTTGTCAACCGCGAGAAGACCGGTTTCTCTGAAACCTGGCTCGACTTAAATAGTCAGCCTTACCACGTACCCACTTCAAGTCTAGTCCCGAGACATTGTCTCTCTTTCCTTCGGCCTTTCAGAAATGATTGTGTCGATCTCCTCGGGGAGGTATGGAAGGGTACAAAAGAAATGCGTCATAGTGTACGTCAGTACGCTGTGTCGGTTCTAGCCCGGCACGAGATTGTCCTACGGGACTTTTGCGTGGCCAATGTGCCCCGATATGTTGTTGCTGGGCTGATGAAGAGGGCCTGGTTTCGTAGGTGGCGGGGATCTGATCCTGTGCCACCTGTCGTAACTGGGGTCTCACGTGCAGACATAGTTGTTGTCGCAGAGCCTCCTCGTGAGGATCTCTTCAGCATTGTGGATGAAGCACATTCGGAAGCAGAACGGCGAAGGTTAGCTTATTGGACTGGAAAGCCTCTTATTTTCGATAGTAGACCGGTGTGGAGCAATCCACTTTCAGGCGGATATCGGAAAACAGTAGAAGTCTCGCCTGGTCCTTTCAAGCAAAGCATTCGCCGCCAGGGACGCCCTCCCCGCCCCCCCCAAATCACCTCTAAACGGACTTGTAAACGATTTGTAAAGGTAGTTAGCTGGAAATTCTCTTGGTCGAAGCCAGTTTTGGACTGGTTTACCCTCGAGTTCGGACCAGCCGGTTTTGCCAACTACCCGAAATGGGGTCCTGACCATCCTCGGATGGTCCCTCATGCTGATTGTGTCAATTACGTGAAGTTGAGATTTATCGTCCCAACACCCCCGTCTTTGATGCCACCGGGCCCGTACGGGGTTTGATGGTGTTGATCAGTGGGTTTATTTCCGAGGATGTCAGACCCTTAGGAGACCACGCCGAAAACGCACACGCCACACTCTCCAAAACTAGCTGTTCCTTCGACCAGTCCCCTTCGGGCGGTACTGGGTGAGAGGAAGACTTTGTCTGTTCTCGCTGCGTAACAATGTAACGCCATTGCGGGAGGAGTGACAGCTAATCAGGGGTGTAGTAGCCTGCACCGCAGGCAAGCGACTTACAGTGACAATGCTGTACTTGCCGCCCTGAGCTTCGGGTGGGTCGTTTGGTGTAGGAAGGAGTGTGTATTTAGTAGGCCGATAGGGAAAGTTGACTAGAAAAGAAACGAC